AAGGGAGCCTCCTGAGATTTTCGGGGTCTGTTTTTACCCTATGAAAACAGGGGTTCCAGAGCCTCTGGAATTATTTCGAGATTCTGACCGGAATTATTCGCGGTTTTCAGCTCAGAGGCTCATCGGCTCGAAGATTCCGAGGCGACCGTCCAGGACGACGCCACAGCCGACGACGGGCTTCGCGGAGAACTTGAGACCGTAATCCATCGCGGCGACGTCTCGATCAATGCCACAGCCGACCGACATCCCGAAGACCAGAGAATCCCCGTTCGCGAAATACTGGACACCGGCCTGGCTGTGATGGTGGCCCTGAACCCAGGACGAGAACGCCTCCTTCGCGTTCTTCAGGGCGGCGAGCTGGCCCCCTTTTCCCCTGTCCCCGTGAGCGTACTTGACGCCCTCGATCTCGACGGTCGTGAACCTGGGACGCCAGTCCCAGCGGGGCGTTTCCCAGATTTGAGAATGGGATCGGATCATCTCCAGCGGGATCCCGACAGCCCTGGCCTGACGGCGGGGGAGGGCGTCGTGGTTCCCGGTCATGACCGTCACGGTCGGGAAGGCTCGCCGGATCTGGGTCACCTGCTCGAGGGCGAGGCGATACTCATCACCAGGGGCTGGGGAGGCTGGGTTCTTCTCATGGAATGAGATCGCTGCGAAGTCGACGACGTCGCCGATGTGGATCGTCTGGGTCGTCTTGTACTTCTTCCGGACTCCCACCAGGAAGTCAACGTAGCCGGGGAGCATCGCCGGGGCGTGAGTGTCCCCGATCACCAGGATCTTCGCCAAGTCGGTCTCCTCCATGAAACTCGAGGCCCGATCATCTTACACTAGCGGCGAGGGGCTTCCCGAGAATCTAATCACATCGTGAATAGATTCCCCGTTTTCCGCTGTCCTCCCTGGGGCGGGATGTCGATAATTCGAGGGCATGGTTCAGAGCATAACTAACGCCGACGCTGTATCTGTTCCCCTCACTCACGCGGCCAGGATGGTCGCGCTGTTCGAGGCGGCTCTCAAGAATAACATCGGCGTCAACTCCGTCAGCGTGGACGGCTTCACGACCAGCTTCAATCGTCAACAAGCGATCTCAGAATTGAATTATTGGAAGAGACGAGTCGGAGCGGAGACTGGAAGTCGACCCCTGAAGATGAGGATCAAGCTGGACTGATGGCGACCAGGACGAAGAAGAGAACGACCAGGAAGAAGAAGGCGGCTCCTCGAAAAGAGCCGACCTCCCTAGCTTATGACTCATCCGAGTCGGACACGAAGCGGAGGAACCCCTCGACGCGGCTCAAGAGCGTCGACCACATCCTCACACCGACGAAGCGGAAGCGGCTGGTCAGCTCGACCAGGGACATCGTCCAGAACTTCTCAATCGCACAATGGGCCGTCAAGCGGCACCTCGACTATAACTCCTCCTTCAGCTTCCAGCCGAGGACAGGAGACGACGAACTCGACCGCCAGCTTCATGATCTGATGCACTGGTACGAGCGACCGCTGAACTGTGACGTCTCTGGGCGTCACTCATTCTGCCAGCTCATCCGGATGTGCGAGGAGCGGCGGGTCGTCGACGGGGATGTCTTCCTGGTCAAGATGTCCAGCGGTCACCTCCAGGCGATCGAGTCGGATCGCGTGAGAACTGACGCGATGGGAAACAGCTCGAGCGACGACGGCCTGATCCACGGCTGCAAGGTCAGCAAGGGAGGACGCCTCCAGTCGATCGCGATCCATAACCGCACAGCCTCCGGGGGGTACGAATTCGCCCGGACGGTCAGGGCCGGGAACGTCTATCAGCTCGGATACTTCGACCGCTTCGACCAGATCCGGGGAGTCAGCCCGATGGCCTCGGCGATCAACGCCTTCCGGGACGTCTACGAGGGGGCGGAGTACGCCCTGGCGAAGATGAAGGTCTCGCAGCTCTTCGGCCTCGCGTTCTATCGTGAGAATCCGGACGAGTTCGGGGTCACCGATGGCGGCGACGATGCCGGTTATGATGTCGACTTCGGGAAGGGGCCGGTTATGCTCGACCTGAGTCCCGGAGATCGTGCTGAGTTCCTCGAAAGTAAGTCTCCTCACCAGGAGTTTCAGTCGTTTATGGAGACGATGATCGGGGTCGCCCTGAAGAGTCTTGGAATTCCATTCTCATTTTACAGTGAGAATTTTACAAACTTCTTCGGCGCCAAGAGCGCCGCGATTCATTACGAGAAGAGCTGTAAATCACGACGAGCGACCCTCCGGGAGCTGCTCGACAGGATCACCCTCTGGCGGCTGGGGCTGTTCATCCAGGACGGAGACCTCGTCCTCCCCGCTGGGATGCAGCTCTCCGGGGTTGAATGGGAGTGGGTTCACGACGGGACGCCCTGGTGGGATCCGTCCAAGGAGGTCAGAGGGGACGTTCTGGCGATCGCCTCCGGTCTGAAGACCAGGAGCCAGGTGATCAAGGAGCGACATGGACGAGACTTCCGGGATGTCGTCGACCAGCTCGCCCGCGAGGAGCAGTACATCAAGGACGCCGGGATCACCGTCGAAACAGACAAGCTCATCATCTCAGGAGATACAGATGACGAAGAAGACCAAGACGAACAGACGCCGGAACGTCCCTGAGGCAGCTCTCACGCTCAAGGCGGGGGAGTTCGGATTCAGTCACGACGACGCCCAGGGCCGCGTGAAGCTGCTCGCTCGCTCGAGCCAGCCGATCGATCATTGGTTCTGGGGGCGGATCGTCCACGACATGTCGGGCGTCCAGCACAAGGAGCGGATCGTCCTGGATTACAATCACGATCCTGACCAGGTGATCGGCTACCTGGACGGCTTCGAGGTGACCGATGAGGGACTCCAGGCGACGGGTCAGCTCGTCAGCTTCACAGACGACGACAGGGCGGCAGAGATCCAGCACAAGGGGAGCCTCGGCGTCCCTTACGAGGCTTCGATCAATTTCGGAGGCTCTGGCCTCAAGCTGGAGGAGGTCTCCGAAGGCGAGAGCGTCCCGGTCAACGGCTACGAGTTCGACGGCCCTGGTGTCGTTGTTCGCACCTGGCCTTTTCGCGGATGCGCTGTCTGCCCTTACGGGGCTGACGAGAATACAGAATCGACGGTATTTAAGGACGGCCCTCTAGTGGCCGTCGACATCTTAACAGGAGAGGAAGACATGATCGAAGAAGCAAAAACGGAAGACGATCAGGTCGAGGAGGCTGTCATCGAGGAATCGACTGACGAGGCCGAGCCGACTGTCGAGGAGGTCGTGACCGAGGCGATCGAGGGAACCGACGAAGAGGAAGCCCTGGAGACAGCCGAGGAAGAGACCGCCGAAGAGGAACTGGCTGTCGTCGAGATGGCTCAGGAGGATCCCCGGAGCGAATGCGGTCGCTTCATTCAGTCCTTCGGAGCTGATGGCGGCAAATGGTTTGCCGAGGGTCTGAGCTTCGCGGAAGCCCAGGATCGGCACATGGTCGGAGTTATCGAAGAGCGTGACGCTCTCCGCGAGGAGAACGAGACGCTCCGGACTCAGCTCGCGGCTGTCAGTCGCGGCGAGGCCGAGGCTCTGGACTTCTCAGTCGCCCCTGGTGATGAGAATTCGGAGCGGATGGCGAAGATCAACGGTTACAAGGATCAGCTCGGGAGTCTCGGCGCGGCAGCTTTTGCGGCCCGCTTCGACAACTCAAAAGAATAACTACTCACTAACAAGAAGAACGGAAGGACTAGACAATGGCTGACAGCTTCATGACGACCGCAGAGGTCACTAAATTCAACGACTCCGATCTGGATGTCGGGATCATCAGCGACGTCCTCGACGACGCGCCGGTTCTGGCTCGTTTAGCCGCGCGATCGATCGCCGGTTATACCTACAAATACCTCAAGCGGACAGCAAATCCGACGACCGGCTTCCGGACTGAGAACGACGGGCGAGACCTGAACCTCGGGACTTACTCGACCGTGACGGTCACCCTGGCGATCCTCGACGCCTCCTTCGGCGTGGATGTCGCGGTCGCCCAGAGCGACGAGCGTGGATGGTCTGCGATGCTCGGCACCCAGGCTATCGATCACCTTCGATCGGCGATGGCAAAAGCCGAGGACGAGATCCTCAACGGTGACAACGCCAACGGCTTCGACGCGATGGCCGACCAGACGACCGGTCACATCGGCGGAGCGATGAACGTCAACGCGGCGGGAACGACAGCAGACACGGCCTCGAGTGTGTACCTGGTCAATACCGGGATCTCGGACGTTCATGTGGTCTGGGGTCAGAACGGCGTGATCGATGTCGGCGAGACAACGATCCAGAAGTTCGCCGGATCCTCGACTGGATCCTACCCGGCGTACTACACCCCGATAACCTCCTGGTGTGGTCTCCAGGTCGGCGGAGCTTATTCGCTCGGGCGGATCTGCAACATCACCGAGGACAGCGGAAAGGGACTATCTGACGCCCTGATCTCTCAGGCGATCAGCAAGTTCCCCGCAGGACGCGGGCCGAGCTTCATGGCGATGAACCGACGGAGCTTGCAACAATTGCAGGCTTCCCGGACAGCAACGTCACCGAGTGGTGCCCCTGCTGCGTTCCCAGATTCGGCCTTCGGAATTCCGATTGTTGTCACGGACAGCCTATCGGAAACTGAAGCTCTCTTGAGTTAGCGGAAGCGGTGACGACCTTGACTATTATCGCCGACATCCTAGTCCAATCGTTCCAGACGCTCGCTTCGACGGGCGGAGTGTCGATCCGTTATGTCCGAGGAGACGACGTTGTCGACCTGACAGCCGTCCCTGGCTCTACGGATTACGAGACGGAGACGAGCGGCGGGATCTTCGAGAGCCACACGGCGAGGGATTACCTCGTCTTGGCCGAGGATCTCAAGATCGGAGGCGAGAGAGTCAGGCCGAAAAGAGGCGACGAGATACGCGAGACTGTGGCAGGGGAGGAGGTCACCTTCCCTGTCATGGCTCTCGGCGGCTCGCGGCACTATTCCTTTTCGGATCCACACCGGCAGATCCTCAGAGTCCATACGAAGCAGGTGAATTGATGAGCGTGATCGGCGACATCGCTGATGGTCTGGTCTCCGCCCTGAATGGGTTATCACTCAGCCAGTCCTTCACCGCGACCCGAGTCGCTCTCCCCCGCTTCGCTCTCGAGGATCTCGCCGGTCTGGATGTCACCGTCTGGGCCGCTGACGAGGAGATCAGCCTGGAGTCCCGCTCCAGGAATCAACACGACTACACGATCATGATCGGGATCAGGAAGCCGGTCGACCCGGACTCGACGAGCGACCTGGACGGGATGCTCGACCTGGTCGAAGAGATGAAGGACGGCCTGGACTTTACAGGTCACAGCGGGGCGACATGGATCCGGACGGATCACTCGCCTCTTTTTGATCCAGACGTTTTACAGGAGCGGCGCGAGTTCCTCGCATCGCTCGAGGTCAATTTTAGAAAGGTGAGGTAGAGCAATGGCTCTTGTATTAGGATTAGACGCGAAAGCATACAGAAACACGGGAACCTGGACTTCCGCCACGTGGAGTCTCATCGACAACCTGAAGGACGTCACGATCAACCTGGAAGCCGGTGACGCGGATGTCACGACCAGGGGCGGCGGCGGCTTCCGCCAGTCGGTCGCGACGCTGAAGGACGGCTCTGTGGACTTTCAGATGGTCTGGGATACTGCTGACGCAGAATTCACGGCCCTGCAGACCGCATTTTTTGCGAATACGTCCGTCGAGATGGCCTTCATGGACGGCCTGATCGCGACGACGGGATCCCAGGGACTTCACGCTGACTTTTCTGTCACGAACTTCTCCAGGAGCGAAGCTCTCGAGGAGGCTCTGATGGTCGACATCTCGCTCAAGATCACCAAGTCCGCAAACACCCCGGAGTGGCTGACAGTTTCCTGATGAAACAATTCACAGACAATAAAGAGAGGAGCTGGACGCTCTCCCTGAATATCGCAACAGCGAAGAAGGTCAAGGACGCGGTCAGCTTCGATCTACTGTCTGAGGATGTCGGCGAAATGGTCGGACGCCTGGCGATCGATCCTGTCCTCCTCTGTGATGTGATCTTCGTCCTGGTCAGTGACCAGGCGGAGAGAAACAACATCACGGACGAGGACTTCGGTGAGTCGATGGCGGGCGAGGCGATCGGGTCGGCGACGGAAGCCCTCCTGGACGAGATCGTGGATTTTTTCCCGCCCCGGAAGCGGAAAGTCCTCCGGATGGCCCTGGACAAGATGGAGGAGGCGGAAGCTCTCCTGATGACCAGGGCGGAGGATCTGATCAGCAGCAAGACGGCGGAGGAGATAGTGGAGGAGGTGATCAACGCAGCAGAGGATGGAGGCTCGTCTGGGAGATCGCCGGATCTGTCGGAGTCGATCCCCTCCCCCTGACTCTCCGAGAGTTGTTCTGGATGATGAACGGTCATCAGATGGCTCTCTGGAATCACACCTCCGCCGTTATGAGCCTGATCGCGAACGTGAACCGGGGCAAAAATTCCAAGGTCTTCGCGCCGAGCGACTTCCATCCATACAACCAGGAACAGAAGAAGAGTAAACCAGTTACAGACAAGAGAGCGGGCTTCGACTTACTGAAACAGCTCGCGGGAGGTGACCTTGGCGAAGTTCGGTATCAGCGTAAACAGCCGAGCGGGATCGTTCCTGGACTCGAAGAAGATCAAGAACAGGGTCAGCGGCGGCGTCCGGAAGAAGATGATGACCTTCGGCGGCTTCGTCCGGCGCGAGGCGAAGCAATCGATCCGGGTATCGAAGAAGAAGTTCAGCTCCCCAGGGGATCCACCGAAGGCGCGGTCGGCCTCGAGTCCGATCAGGAAGCTGATCTTCTTCGCTTACGATCCATTCAAGAAGGGGGTCGTGATCGGGCCGCTGATCTTCCGCCAGGCGAAGGAGAAGCTGACAGCCCCCCGCCTGGAGTATGGGGGGACTCATCGGATCGTTAGTAAGCGGACAGGGAAGCGGCGCGTGGTCAGGTACAAGCCGAGGCCGTTCATGGTGCCAGCCTTCGAGCAGGTGATCATGAAACACAGGAATTTATTCAAGGGGATCCTCTGATGGTTGCCGGCAAATCAGTAAGAGCGGGGCGGGCCTTTGTGGAGCTTACCCTCCGGGACTTTGTCTCCGCTGGCCTCAAAGCTGTCCAGGCGAAGCTGAAGGCGTTTGCGGCGAGCGTCCGGGCGGCGGGTCTCGCGATGATGAAGCTCGGAGCGATGATCGCGGCCCCTCTCGCCCTGGCGGGTCTCGCCTTCGCGAAGATGGGAGACACTCTCCAGAAGATGAGCATGAGGACAGGGACGAGCGTCGAGTTCTTGTCCCGCCTATCTCACGCGGCCCAGATCGCCGGGACGTCTGTCGCCGACATGGAGAAGGGCTTCAAGGCTCAAGCTCGCTTCATGCTGGGAGCCGGTCAGGGTCTCATGACCCAGACGAGAGCCTTGCAAGCTCTGGGTCTGAGCTTCAAGGATCTGAAGGGTCTCTCCCCGGAGGATCAGTTTATGAAGATGGCGGGAGCCTTGTCGAAGGTCGACGACAAGACGCTCCAGGCCGGACTCGCTCTCCAGATTTTCGGTCGGGCAGGGGCGAATATGCTCCCGATGCTCGACAAGGGAGCGGACGGTCTAAAAGCGATGATGGAAGAGTCCGACAGGCTCGGCCTCACGATGAGTACAGACGACGCGAACGCCGCCGCGATCCTGACGGACAGGATGACGGAGCTATGGTCGAGCGTGAAGATGGCGGTCTTCCACATCGGGGCAGGCCTGGCTCCGATGCTGACGAAGGCGGCGGAGAAGATGCGAGACTGGACGACGGTCGCCCTGGCCTGGATTAAAAACAACCGGGACATGATCATGCTGGTTGTGAAGCTCGCCGGGGGTCTGATGGCTGTGGGGGCTGCTTTGTTCATTCTCTCCCCTGCGATCAGCGCGGCGGCTGTGGCGGTCGGCGTCCTGATCACGGTCGTCGGCGTCCTCCAGGGACTCCTCGCCGTGATGGTCTCCCCGATCGGGTTCATTGTCGGGGCGATGGTGTACCTCGCTCACGCGACCGGGAACCTCGGGAACATCACCCAGGACGCGGCGGGGATCGTCAAGGAGTCCTGGGGAGGGATCAAGGACGCTGCCCTGACAGCCTTCGGCGGTGTGACAGATGCTCTGATGTCGGGCGAGTGGAAGCTGGCCGCAGAGATCGCCTGGCTCGGGATAAAGTCCGCCTGGACGTCTGGGATCAAGCCGCTCAGAGAAGCCTGGGTCGGCTTCGCGGGCTGGTGGCAATCGACCGTTCTGAAGCTGGGGACATGGTTCAAGAAAACCTGGCGGAAGAATACATCCGAAGTCAGGCAGGGATGGGAGGCCACGAAGGCGTACTGGTCAGCCGAAGGGACTCACGAAGAAAAAACAGCGGCGGCGCGGAAGGCCATAATGAAGAAGCGAGCAGAGGACGCGGCAGCGAATCAGATGGACGACAATGTCCTCAGAGCCGGACTCGACGGCATCAATGAGGAAGTAGCTAACGAGCTGGCTGCGATCGGAGCGGATGAGAAGAACAAGCGAGCCGCTCTCCAGGCAGCTAGGGCAGAGGCAGCGAAGCGGCGGGCTGAGCATAAATCCAGACTGGAGGAGGACTCCACGGGTCTCGAGGTTCCAGACCTTCCTCCGCTCCCTGATCTCGACCAGGTTCCCGGCTGGGATGGCATGGCGACAGCGGCGAAGAAGATCGCGGCCTCTGGTCAATTCTCATCTGCGGCGGTCGCCAGGATGGGCGGCGTCGGCAAGGATCCAGCGGAAGAGACAGCTAAGAACACCGAGAAGACAGTTGAGGAGCTAAACGCGATAAACAACCATCTCCACAAGATGAATGTCTCAGGCGGTTACAGTTTTATGTAGGTGGGGGATAAATGGTAAATCATATAAGCATCAGCGAACGAGCCAGCTCGAGACGGTCGACGATGTCCGAGTCTCCGAGCGTCGATCTAGAGTACGTTATCGATGGCACCTCCGACGACTTCCAGGTCAAAGGGCTGATGCTCTCGACAGCTCCGACCAGCTACGACGGCCTCCCGCTGAACTCGATCACGATCAAGCCGATGGATCGTCCCGATCTCTGGGAGGCGACAGCAACCTATGCGAAGAAGGACAAGGACGGGGACGACGACGCGGATCCAGAGGACAAGCTGGCGTTCTCCTTCGACACAGGCGGCGGGTCGATGAAGATCACCCAGGCTCTGGAGCAGACGAGCTACGGCTCAGACGACGCGGTCTTCGGAGCTGCTGCCGCTCCTCCTGACTTCGGTCGAGCGATCAATGTCAGCAGTAACAACGAGGTCGACGGAGTGGACATCGTGATCCCGAAGCTCTCCTGGCAGGAGACGCACACATTCCCAGCATCGACGATCACCTCGACCTGGGTGAAGGCTCTCGCCAGGAACACCGGGAAGACCAACGAGGACAGCTTCCGGGGCTTCTCCCCTGGTGAGGTGTTATTCCTGGGAGCTTCTGGGAACTACTCGGACAAGCATGTCGCGGTAACCTATAAGTTCGAGGCATCTGAGAACATGGAAGACCAGAACGTCGGCGGGATTACTGTGGAAGAGAAACTCGGCCATGAGTATCTCTGGTGCCATTATTTCGAGAGGGAAGACCCGGACGCGAAGGAACTTGTCCCGAACGTCGGCGCGATCTACGTCGCGAAAGTATACGAGAGCTTTACCTTTTCATCTTTGGGGATCGTGAAGTCCTCGATGGACAAGAAGGACGCCGCGGTCGATCGAGATCGCCCAGGCTTCGGGGGCGGTGGTGACGAGGGCGGTGACGATCCAGAGGATCCTGACTTCGGATAAGGGGACGAGATGCCGATCGAGAAAGTCCAACCGGGTCAGCCGCTGCAGATCCCCGCGTCCACCTACAACGCAATGGTCGACGCGGCCCAGGCTTTTCAGGGACATCTTCGTGGGATCGGATCGGATCCGCTCAAGTCATCCAGGTACGAGGGGACGGTCAGGGTCAGGAATGCCACATCGAACGCCTTCGACCGCTTCAACGTCGTCGGCCTCGGCGAGATGGTGATCAGCCACGAAGACAACGCCCAGAGCTTCTATTCTCGCCCGACCTTCGAGGCGGAGGCTCCTGTCAGGACGTCGGCCTTAAATTACGGGCGGCATGTGGCGAAGGTCGCGGTCGTCCAGGAGCCGATCAGGAGCGGTGCGATCGGATGGGCGAAGGTGGCGGGCCTGACGCCTGTCCAGGTAAACATCGTTAATAACTACGACGACATCGCGATCGTCCGACATGGGAACACGACCAGCCTAAAGAGCTGGACATCCGGGGAGAGTGGAGCGTCGATCCTCTGGCACAAGGCCGGGGAGACGGGCGTTCAGTGGTGCCTGGCTCTGCTGGGGAACTTCCGCTCCAAGTTCGCCTCGATGTATCGAGTCACCCTGGACGGGGAGCTGACGGACTCGACCGCCTCGATAACTGTCGACAACCTCGTCCCGATGGACGGGATCCAGCACCTCGACACAGACAGCCTGACGGCTCACAATGTTTTCGCCTGGGCCGGGAGTGATGGCGCGAACGCCCTGGTCGTCTGGAATAATCACATCGGCCTCGAAAGGTGGGAGCTGATCCAGCTCGACTGTACATAAATGCCTGGCTTCCCCTGTTGCTGTACTGGTTGTGACATCGCCTCGGACGAGTTCGATCGGGCGAGCGTGGGGGCGGGCTGGACTCAGGTCGCGGGGACTTGGGCGATCTCCTCGAACCGCCTCGAGACCAGCGACTCGGACGCCTTGGCGATCTTCGCGACAGATCACCCCGAGGAATCCAGCTCACACCACATCAGCGTCCTGGGGCAAGTGTCGGACACCGAGAGCAAGATCCGGGGGGTCGTCGCTTATGACTCAGCCGATGACTATCTGTCTGTGGAGCTGATGATCAACACCTCCGACTGTTCGGAGATCAAGTTCTTCGAGCGGGTCGGCGGGTCGACCTCTCAGGTCGGGGACACCAGGAAGATCGGGATCCTGGCGACGGGGACGGACTATCGTCTCGAGGTCTGCTTCCAGGATGACACCTATCCAAACGACGACGGGGAGCTATGTGTGAAGCTGTCACTCTCTGACGGCTCTCACTCCTGGACGTTCTGCGAGTCGTCCATCACGGCGACAGGCGACCAGGTGGGACTGGGGACGGGGACGCTGACCTCGAGCGGGTCGGCGAGCTTCGAGAGCTTCGAGTGGAACAAAAGTAAGAAGGATCAAGGGAGCTGTCCTGATTGCAAGGGATCGACCTGTCTCCTCCTGGAAGATGCTTTCACCAGGGCCGACTCGACTGATCTGGGATGCAACTGGACGGAGACCAGCGGATCCTGGGAGATCGACGACAACGAGCTGGTGACCTCGAGCGCGTCGGCCCAGGCGACGACGACGATGACGAACTTTCGGCCTGAGTACGGGATCATCGGAGGGACTGTCCGCTTCGGGACTGGGCCGTTCGATACCGATGCGCTGGGAGATGTTGCGCGGATGATGCTGGACGTGGACGGAAGTAACTCCCACGCTTTACAAATTACCTGCGGCGTCTCGGCGCCCGCCCCAGGCTTCGGGAAGGTGGAGCTTCTCAAGGGAACGACAGTCCTCGCGACGGTTGTCAAGGTGATCCAGCCGGGGGTCGATTGGAACTTCACAGTCTGTCTTCAAGATGCCTATATCGAAACAGACATCCATTCCGTTTCGGGTTCCGGAGTTGTCGGGGATCAGCTTCACCTGGACGCCGTAACGACCCCCTACGGCGGTGACAAGGCCGCTCTCGGGACGGGATCCGGGAACAGCTCGATCGTCACCTTCGACTATTTCATCTGGCAGAGAGCAAAAAACTCAGACGACATGGACTGCCCAAGCTGCATCGATGAGGAATTCTGTGGAGCTTGCGAAGGCGACGTCGCTCCGTCGCTTTTCAAGGTCGCGGTCTCTGGATTCTCGCCGGGGGCTGGGACGCAGGAGGTGAACCGATGGGATTGTCCCGGCACCCCGGACGATTCAGGATCCGGTGCCTGTCCTGATTGTGAGTGTGAGTGTGACATCAACGGAACTTTCATCCTCTCCAAGACAATGAGCACAGACACAGAGTGTCGCTGGGAGGCCGACGCTCCAAATGGATCTTTCAGTTGTGGCCCGTATGGGGCGCAGCACGTCTACTTGCTCCAGATCGGTCATGACGGAACAAATCACTTCGTATCACTTCTCCATATCAATCCTCTCAGTATCGCCTGGAATTCTGGCCCGACGTGCGGAACCGTCGATCGATGTAATAGAGATTACACTTATTGGAGGAGGGACTTCCAAACAAAGCCCGATTGCTTATCGATATTCGATATGGAGCTTCCATTCCATTCGACAAATCAGACCTGGCACGAAAACAAGCCGCCTGGACAATGGCTGATCGGAAAGCATGATGCCTGCTTTAACGATGACTATCTGGAGTGTGTACACGATGAGTCATCAGTCAGGATTACCGCCCTATGATCGAGTGGAGCTGTCCGAACTGCGAGATCGTCGTCCCGATGGACGAAGCGGACTTCCCTGTCCGCTGCTCCTGCGGCTACGACTCCGGGAATCCGGAGAAGATCAGCCTCGCGGCCAGGGCTTTCTCCTTCACGAAGGCGGCGATCAGCCATGTCGTCAGGGGATCCCCGACAGCCGACCAGGGTGAGATCGACCATCGGCTCGGGGTCTGTCGGCGGTGTGAGTTCTTCACAGGCTCGACCTGTCTGAAGTGTGGCTGTCTGGTGAACTCCCGGAGGTTCCTGAACAAGCTCGCCTGGGCTGATCAGGAGTGTCCCATCGGACGCTGGGAGGAGAATCCGAGGTTCCTCCCTGACTGGGACGGACAGCCTGTCGACCTGGTGATGATCTTCCCAAAAAGCTCGAATACATTATGGGTCGAGACGCGCGGGATCCATGTCGCCGACTTTCTCCGGGCGAACGGGATCCGGGCCGTCGTCGCCCTGGTAAAGTCAAGCTCCCCGAGGAAGGGATGGAATTACGCGTCAATCTTGAGGGACGAGATCGCGAAGGTGATCCGGCTGACCAGGCCGGGGATCCTGATCAATCGGGCGTTCCTGGTGGACGTCGGAGTGGTCGAGCAGCTCGCCGGTGACTTCCCTGAGACCACCTTCGTCTCGGTCAATCACAGCTCTCACGCATACACCCAGTCCAACGAGGCATGGATGAGCCAGCAGGCCGGGACGATCCAGCTCGCTCAGGATCAGGAGAATGTGATCTTTGGCCATGTCGACGAGCGGGATATCTTCACCAGGCTCGGCCTCCAGCGGTGTCTCTGGTTCCCGAACGTCGTGACGATCCCGGAGTCGTCCCCTGTGGAGGTCGACCTGGACGCCCCCCTAGTCTCTCTTGTAGGCCGCTGGCATATCGTCAAAAATCAACTTCAACAACTGATGGCGATGAAGCTGGCGGGAGTCCGGGGTCTGATGATTGTAAAAGATAAGCGAGGAAGACAGTCAGCCCAGTCCTTCGCCGAGTCGATCGGCCTGGAGGTGGAGTTCCCCCCCTGGGGTAGCTGGTCGGACTGGAACAGGCTGATCGGCGAGCGGATCGCTGTCGGACTCCAGGCGAGCTTCTCGGAGTCCTTCAACTACATCGCTCTGGAGCATCTGATCCAGGGGCGTCCTGTCGTCGGATCCTCGGCGGTGAGATATCTCCCGGCGAGCTGGAAGGCCGACCCGGACAGCCCGGACGACATCGCGAGAGTCCTCCGGATGCACCTGGACAACTACGAGGAACACTCCCAGGAGGCGAGAGAGGTCGCCGATCGGGTCAAGCGGACTAACAATCAAGCAATCCTGGAGACGCTGGAGCGGATCCACAAAAGAAGGAGACTCTAATGGCTGTTAAATTATGGGTAGGCGGGACAGGCGGATCGGAGGGGAACTTTAATACGGCCTTAAACTGGGCCGGAGGCGCGGCCCCTGTGGCGGGCGATGACGTATACATCCGAGGGAGCCAGAACATCGACGACGGCCTGGACTGGTCGAGCGTGGATGTGGACGCCTTCATCGTGGAAAGTTCATACACCGGGACGATCGGATCCCGGACTTCCCCCTTCAGGATCGGGATCACCGATACCAGCGGGAGGATCGAATTCTCCGGATCCGGGGAGTCACATCTCGACATCGGCGGCTCGGCTGTCAATATGACAATCCACAGTACAGCGTCGGCTGCTGTGGGATCCTACGGCCTGACGATCAAGGGGACGGGGATCGATGTCCTGGCTGTCGAGGGCGGGAAGGTCGGGATCGCTGTCGGGGATCCTGCTGACACCGCGACAATCACGACGCTCCGCTGTCTGGGAGGGAGGACTGTCGTCGGATCCGGGACAACTGTCACGAATATCGACGTCGGATCCGGGGCGAAGCTGACGACGCGGGCGAGCTGCGCCGACATGGACATCCGGAGCGGGACAGTGAAGACAACAGAGGCAGCGGCGATCTCGTCGAGCGTCACCCTCTGGGGCGGTCGCCTGATCCACAATTCAACCGGGACGATCGCCTCGGCGGTCATCCAGGGCGGGGAGCTGGACGTCTCCCAGGGAGGGCTGAATGTCACGGTCTCGAGCTTGAAGCTCAACGAGGGAGCGTTCGTATACGATCCCGAGAGCGTGACGGTCTCTTCTATTGTCGAGGCGGACTACCCAGCCCGCTGGTCTGCAACGAAGGCGAAGTAGTGGAGGGAAGAAGATGAAAGACTGGTTAATTGACGTTCTCGTCTCGGCGAAATCGAAGCGGATCCTCGCGGCGGCTCTCGGGGCTGGCCTGGTCGCCTGGGGCGACGAGATGGGGATGGCCCAGGAGCAGACGCTCGCGATCAGCGGGATGATCATCGCCTTGATACTAGGAGACAGTTACAGGAGTGTATCCGGGAAGTCCTCGACGACGGAGGTCAGCAACAATGGGAAAGCGTAGGAGAGACAGCGACGAGATACCTGTCGTCCCGGACGAAAGCAAGAAGCAGGACAAGCGGGACTACAAGCTCTCGCGCATCGAGAGCAAGGCGACCCTGGCCCTCGCCAAGAGCGAGAAGCGGAAGGCTCTCGTCTCGCTGATCAAGTGGGGGCTGATCGCCCTGGCGGTGATCTACTTCGGCTCGAAGATGGCCGGAGGCGGCGGGATCGGCGACTGGGTCGAGAAGATCAAGGGGCTAGTCGGAGGAGGCTCATGATGTATAAAAAGGCAAGGAAGCCGGAGGCGGTTCCGCCTGTTATGGCAATGGAGTTCCAGAGGCGGGCCGCTGTTTTTTCAATGCTTCAACAATGGAGGGGATGGGATGCTGGGCATCAGAACGAGATATATCAAGCGGGGGGAACCTCGGCGGGTCTTCATCAGGGCGAGCCGGTGCGAGGAGGTGGTCAAGCTGAAGGAGTTCCTGGAGAGCCAGGGACTCGAGGCTGTCGGCCTCCTGGGTTATCTGAAACACCTGATCTTCTGGAGGAAGGGATGACTGATCCGAGATACTTCGAGAACAGCGGGCAGGGTGAATACCAGGACAGGATCGAGGCGGCTCTTCGCCGGGAGGCCGAGCTGTCTGATCCGAGATACCTGGACGAGATCCAGGCGGGACGAGACGCCCAGGGGGAGGAGGCTGATGAATGACATCCTCCGAGCTGTTACTGACTTCGGCTTCCCGCTCGTCCTCTGCCTCATCCTGATCTGGATGATCCAGACATCAGGGAAGACGATCATCCGGACGGTCGTCGAGCCGCTGGTCAGCGCACACAAGGAGTTCCTCGGTCGGCTGGAGAAGCAGATCGACGGACAGACGAAGATCCTCGAGTCGATCAAGGATCTCCAGACGGAGGTCTTGAGGAAGCTCGACTAAACTGCTCCCAATCATGGAGGAAAGGGAAATGAGATTCTACGAGATGTGCAAAGCGGCCCTGTGGCTGGCCGCGATCTGGGCGACCCTGGCGGTCGCCCTCCTGTCGACGCTCCTGACCTGGAAGGTCTTGAAGTGGTGGAACTGGCTCTAGCGGCCAGGTTCCTGACAAAATGAGAATTTAGAGGGCATATTTCTTTTTTGACCCTATAAAACAAGGGCTTTTAGTATCAGGTTAATGTTGACATAGGTCACCAGACGATCATAATAGAAGCATGTTAAACATCAACACCACACCAAACGAGGAGACAACGATGACGATCCTTATCAAAGTTACCGACAACAGGAAAGAACTCATGCTCCACTTCGGAGACGCGAGGATTGTTGATTTCGTAATCGGGAAAGAACTAGAAGCCTGTAAACAGCCCGTCAATGGCGATGTATTGCTAACACATGGAATACACCTTTCTGATCATTACAAACCGACGGTGTGGCTCTCTCCCCACTTGTTCGAGATCGCATAGGTCGAAACGCCCCCAGGGGCGTCGTCCGGTTGTGCCGGGCCTGACGAGACCATCAGCAGACACATCACACCAAACTGAGGAGACAACGATGGGCAGCAAATTATTGGACGACATGCACGACGCCAGAAGGATCGCCGCCGCGATTCTGCAATTCAGCCAGATGGTCGAATCCCAGAAGGCCGTGGTACTGGAAAGGGCAAGCGATGTAGCCCAGACCCTGATGCTTGATCAAGACCTTGAGTGGGACAAATATGAGAAGCTCCTCTCATCTCTTGGAATGGAGAAAATCAATTTAGACGAGACCGTCAAGGCTGGGATCTCCAGCGTCTACGACGACGACCTGGACGACCCGATCGGATTATTCGGGCCGAGCAGGTATTAAAGGAAGTCACCGAAGAGAGCGAGGCCGTCCACCCTGGGCGGCCTCTCCTTTTTGGGGTTGACGGGATTGTCGCATTATGGACAATGACGTCCTAATTGGTATCACACCACACCACGAGGAGACCGTCATGGAAGACAAGAGACGAGACGACGACGACCAGACTGATCCGATCGTCGAGGAGATCGAGAAGGAACTCCGCGAACTCTACGGAAGCCGGGAGGACTCTCCCAGGCTCAAGAAGCTCTGGCCTCTGATTGATCAGGCTCTCGCGATGGATACCCCGAGAGTCAGGAAGCCCAGGTAAGTCATGGAAGAGACGACCCTCCTCACCTTCAGCGAACTCGCCGAGATGCTCCGCGTCTCCAGGTCGACCGCTCACAGGATGCTCCGGGATGAGAAGCTCCCGGTCTGGATCCTGGTCGGTCGCCGACGTCGCTGGAGGAGGGAGGACGTCGAGGCGTGGCTCAGAGAGCGGGAGGGATCCGTCCGATGATCTGGATGATCTGCCAGCCCTGTCGCGTCAGCTATCACTCGACCTGTCTCCCGATCGGCGACGAGAACGTCCCCCAGTTCCCCGAGTGTCCCAGGTGTGGGGAGATGGGAGCGGAGACTGACATCATCTACCTCGGGACGGCGGAGCTGAAGCTGGCCGCGACCCTCGCGTCCAGGCGGCTCGCCCTGCTGAACATACTCAAGGCCCATATCCTCCAGCTCATCGAGGAGATCGAGAGGAACGGGGGTCTCCGGGAGGAGAGCTTCCGACGCCTGGAGAAGATGAAGACGATGATCAACGACCCGAAACTTCTGACAACAGGGGAGACCGATGCCGCTCGTCCTCACTAGACGCCCTGACCAGTCCGTCCAGATGGATCTCCAGCCGATCCTCGAGACAATGATCCGGATCGCGATGAACCGATCCGCCGAGGGGATGAGCCTGAGCGAGATCCTGGCGGAGATCCCGGCCCAGGAGATCGTGATCAAGCTCGGCAGGATCAGCAAGCACAAAGCGAAGATCATCGTCTCGGCCCCTGACGCTGTCCCGATCACTCGCTCCGAGATCATGGAGGAGGCGACATGATGAAATATCGACACTTCGTAAAATCGAAGGCCAAGGCGGATAAGTCATCAGGCTTTGATCCAGGGCCGTTGAACGAGCATCTGTTTGAGTGGCAGGCAGACGTCGTTCGATGGGCTTTACGTCGCGGCAGAGCTGGCCTGTTCCCTGACACTGGCCTCGGGAAGACACTCCAGCAACTCGTGATCGGTGAAGAAATCGTAAAGAAGACAGGCGGCAAGTTCCTGATCCTGACGCCGCTGGCTGTGAGTGCGCAGACTGTGAGAGAGGCTGACAAGTTCAGCATCTCAGTCCCGGTGGCTGTGGCATCCTCGGCTGCGGATGTCGTCGATGGGATTACGGTTACAAACTACGATAAGCTCCACAAGTTCGACATCGAAGAGTTCATCGGAGTCGCCTTGGACGAGGCCAGCATCCTCAAGACATTCGGAGGTAAAACTCGCCAGGCATTAATCGATTCATTCCAACATACTCCATATCGATATGCACTGACGGCGACTCCATCACCAAATGATGTAATGGAGATCGGTAGTTATGCTGAATTCCTCGGAGTGATGACGAGATCGGAGATGCTGTCCACCTGGTTCATACACGATGGAGGCGACACGTCAAAATGGCGGGTGAAGCGTCATGCAGAGTTTAAGTTCTTTGAGTGGATGGCTTCCTGGTGCGTGATGTTGAATAAGCCGAGCGATCTCGGTTACTCAGATGATGGGTACATCCTGCCAGATCTGAATGTCCACGAGCATATCGTCTCAACAGACATCCCCGATGGCTTCCTGTTTCAAAATGACGCCATCACGTTAAATGAGCAGCGAGCAGTCCGCCGAAGTTCAATCAGTGACCGTGTCTCGATTGTTTCTGACCTGGCGAATCAAAATGGAGAGCCGTGGGTTATATGGTGTAATCTTAATGACGAATCGAGAGCATCGAGCGAGGCGATCCCAGATGGCGTCGAGGTCTTCGGTAGCATGGATAATGAAGACAAAGAAGCTGCACTCCACGCCTTCGGAAATGGTGATAAGCGAGTCATTATTACGAAGCCATCAATCGCGGGGCATGGTCTAAACTGGCAGCATTGTTCGGATGTCGCATTCCTCGGAATGTCGCATTCATTCGAGCAGTATTATCAGGCTGTTCGCCGCTGTTGGCGATTCGGGCAACGGAGCGAGGTGAATGTCCACCTGATCATGTCTGACCGCGATGGATCAATTCTGGCGAACATTAAACGCAAAGAGGCAGAACATAATCGTTTAGTTCGAGGGATCGTTGAGGCAATGAGCGAGATCACGAGTGCGGAGATAGGTCGCCAAGAGAGACACCGCGAGGATTATGAACCTCGCCAGACAATGAGGATACCAACATGGCTAAAGTAATCGATCAACAGACTGCGGATCAGTGGGCCTTATATCAGTGTGACTGTGTCGAGGGAATCGGTGACCTGGGGGACGGAACAATTCATTACTCAATGTTCTCGCCACCATTTGCCTCCCTCTACACCTATTCAGCCTCCGATCGCGACATGGGGAACTGTCAGAATTATGATGAGTTCTCGCAACACTTCTCCTACCTGATCGCAGAACTCCATCGAGTTACCATGCCTGGTCGACTGTGTTCTGTGCATTGCATGAATCTACCAGCGACAATGACTCATGACGGATACATCGGATTGAAGGACTTCAGGGGGGACATCATCAGATCGTTCACCGATGCAGGATTCATCTATCATTCTGAGGTGGCGATCTGGAAGGATCCAGTTACTCAAATGCAGAGAACAAAGTCTCTCGGGCTATTGCATAAACAGCTATGCAAGGATTCGACCCGCTCTCGGATGGCACTTCCTGATTACGTCTGCACATTCAGAAAGCCGGGCGATAATCCTGAGCCTGTTGAGGGCGAGTTGGATCGATGGGTCGGAGACAAGTCGACATTCAAGCAAACAGGCAGACTGTCAATCGACATCTGGCAGCGGTACGCATCGCCGATTTGGAGCGACATCAATCAGAGCAACACGCTACAATTTACGACCGCCCGAGATGGCCGGGACGAGAGGCACATTTGCCCGCTTCAACTGGAAGTGATAGAGAGATGCGTCCAGCTATGGAGCAATCCGGGAGACACCGTCCTCGATCCATTCTCTGGGATTGGATCAACAGGCCATGTCGCCGTCAAATCAGGACGTCGTTTTGTAGGCTTTGAGTTAAAGGAGTCATATTTCAAGGTCGCCAGAAGGAATATGCGAGCGGCAGAGAAATCAACTCAGGAGCAGAGACTTTTCTAACATGGAAGCCACAGGGTGAGAGCGTACATCAACGACAACAAGAGGATCCAGATCGTCGCTCCGTCGACGCTCTCCGGCTTCTGCCGGCGGCTTCCGGGAGTCCACAGGGTCGGGGACGGCTGGACATGCAGGGCGACCCCGGCGGCGGCGTATGAACTGTCCAGCGGGACAGACCTCGAGCTGTCCGGGGAGATCGCGACTCTCGCGGTCAGGTGGGTCTCCCAGGTCGGCCCTCCGGCCTTCGAGGTGGAGCCGTCTGTCACTGTCCTCCCGCCCTGGAGCCACCAGAAGACCGCGTACAGCTTCGCCAGGCATAAGGACGCCTGTCTGCTGGCGATGGACATGGGGACAGGGAAGACGAAGGTCGCGATCGACCTGGCGGTCAACTGGCGAGCGAAGCGGATCCTCGTCCTCTGTCCGAAGAGCGTCCTCCGCGTCTGGTTCCGGGAGCTGGCCATACACATCCCCGAGCAGGTGGAGACCGACATCCTGATCCTCGACAAATGGACAGCCGCGAGGAAGGCGAAGGAGACGATCGAGTTCCTCTCCCCGATCAACGCGGAGAAGTCCCGCTGGCTGGTCGTCAACTATGAGTCGATCAGGTCGCGACAGATGGCGAACCTGGTCACCTTGAGGAATTGGGATCTGGTCATCCTGGACGAGAGCCACAGGATCAAGTCAGCGACCGGGGTGACGTCCAAGATCGTCGCCAGGATCGGCGAGAAGGCCAAAAGGAGGCTCTGTCTGACCGGTACGCCGATGCCTCACAGTCCTCTCGACCTCTTCGGGCAGTTCCGCTTCCTCGACCCTGGTGTCTTCGGGACGACCTTCGGGAGGTTCCGCGACGAGTACGCTGTCACGCATCCGCGCTTCCCCTCTCAAGTCCGCTTCTGGCGCAACGAGGAGCAGATGAAGCGGAAGCTCTGGGAGCTGTCCTATCGCGTCGAGGCGGAGGATGTCCTCGACCTCCCTGAAGTTCAACACATTGAGATCCCTGTCGCTCTCTCAGCGAAGGCCCAGCGGATCTATGACGAGCTGGAGAGGGAGTTCATCGCCGAGGTCAACGAGAAGCGGACGGTCACAGCAGGTCACGCCCTGGTGAGACTCCTCCGCCTCCAGCAGATCACCAGCGGCCACATCAAGGAAGACGGAGGTGAGATCCAGCAGATCGACACGGCGAAACGGGACTGTCTAAAGGACATCATGGAGGACATCCCTCCAGGTGAGCCGGTCGTCGTCTTCTGTCGATTCCGTCACGACCTCGAGCAGATCAGGGAGGTCGCCAGGATGAAGGGGATCAAGTACGGCGAGATCAGCGGATCCAGGAAAGACCTGACAGCCGAGGGGACGATCCTCCAGGAGACCTCCCTGCTGGGCGTCCAGATGGCGAGCGGGGGGCTGGGGATTGATCTGACCAGGGCGAAGCGGGCGGTCTATTACTCGATCGGCTTCTCCCTGGGAGATTACGAGCAGAGCCTCGCCAGAGTCCACAGACCCGGACAGGAGCATCCTGTGACCTACTATCACCTGGTCGCGGAAGGAACCGTCGATCGTCGAGTTGTCAACGCTCTCACAAAACGAAGGGACGTCGTGGAGAGCATATTGGAGGAGTTAAGACGATGAATCCATACCAGAAGAAGTTCCCGGCCTTGTTTGTGCTATGGGAGGAACTCAGGAAGGGAGTGGAGAATGGACGAGCGACAGAGCGGGATCCTGGCGGAGTTCCTGGAGGTCGACAGGACGATCAAGAAGCAGGAGGCCGAGATCAAAGAACAGAAGGCGACCAGGTCGAACCTCGAGAAGCTGCTGCTCCAGGAGATGGACGGAGCGAAGATCGAGAGGCTGACGTCACAGGGCCGGACGGTCTTCCCCAGGGAAGTCCTCGGCGTGACGATCGACCAGGAGAAGCGGGAGCAACTGCTCGAGGCGGTAAAGGCCCACGGACTCGACCACCTGGTCACCGTACAGCCCGCCCGACTGAAGACTGTCATCCAGGAGTGGCTGGCTGACGGGGATGAGAGCATCCCCCAGGAGATCCGCGAGTGTGTGCGGCTCTTTCCACATCGACGACTGACTGTTAGAAGTTCTTAATGATAGGAGACGAGTGAGATGAATGAGATCACGACGAAGACGAAGACGAAGAAGACGGAGCTGGCTGTGACAGAGTTCGCGGCCCTGGCACCTGGGAGCGAGATGGCCGAACTGATCGCGGCGAACTATGGCGGGGAGGTCACCCTGAGCGAGCAGGATCTGGTGTCGGTGAAGATGCCCTCAGCCGGATCCACCTCCTGGACGTTCGAGGACGTCGAAGGGGAGCGGACGGAGAAGGAGCTGGTCGGCCTCTGGGTCTTCCGGGGCTTCGGGGGCGTCCTCTGGCCGACTGACTCGCCGGGGAACTCCAGCCCTGTCCTCGTCACGAACGACTGGCGGACAGCCAGGCGGGTCGGGGATGACCTCGGGGAGATCGACGGGAAGATCCTCGAGCGGTTCAAGCGAGAGGACGGCTTCTTCGACTGGCAGGGACTCGCCGGGGGCCGGTTCCCTGAGTGTCCCTTCGGCTACGGGGCCGGGAGGAACGGAGGCAAGCGGGTCAGCGAGTTCCAGACGGTCGCCCTGCTCCGACCTGATGACCTTCTCCCCCTGCTGATCCGGATAACTCCGGGGAGCTTCAAGCCGCTCGAGACGTTCATCCGCCGCCTCCGCGTCCCTTACTGGCGGACAGTCATCGGGGTCTCCCTGGAGAAGATGACAAACCAGAGCGGGCAGGGCTTCAGCCGCGTCGTCTTCCGCCTGGTCGGAACTGTCGAGAAGGACGAGGGCGATCGCGTCAAGGAACTCTACACCGACGCCCTCTCTCGCTCCCTGGGGAGCTGATCACGCTGTCGAGGATCCTGGTCGCCTGTCACGGAGGACGCGGCCAGGTTCCCCTGTTTTATGGAGGAGACAGAGATGGAGAAGATCGCGGCGACTGCTCTGATTGTCTTTGCTTCCCAGTTCACATTTATCGCGTTAAAGGGGAGCCAACAGATCAACGTCGTCGCCGGTCGCTTCTGGACGGCGGGGGCTGTCTCGCTGGGCCTGGGGGTGAGCGGTCTGGTGACGCTGGACATCATCGCGAACGCCATGATACACGGATCACACTGGTCAGTTTATGCGAGCTATCTCGCCAGCGGTGTCTGTGGCATCTGGGCCGCGATGATGATCGAGAAACGGAGAACTAATTGATACTGTAATGGAGGTGAATTGTGAGCGATACGGACTGGAGTACAGACTTGTTTCGTTTGAGGTTTTCAAAAGTAGTCGAGGGCCGTGTTGACCCTGACATTGATGAGGATAATGGATTACGAAAGCCAGTGATCGAGATGTTTATGGCTAATGAGTACGCTATTGCAGGGGTAGTAAACGCCATGTGTGCTGACGGGTGGACTTCTGAAGTGATTTGCAGAACTCGGCAATATCAATTATCAGATGGATGGTCGAGTCCTTCCGCGAGTCAGCAACATAAACTAGCAAAGGGTTTGATCAGAGAGCCATGACAGCAATCGCGGACATCCTGGCCCTCGGCTGGAAGATCCTCCCAGTCGCCGAGAAGGGGAAGAGGCCGCTCCTGGCCCGCTGGCCTGACCTGGCGACCTCTGACCCGGACATCATCGCCGCGTGGAGCGAGAGCTTCCCTGGGTGCAACTGGGGAGTGAAGCTCGGCCCGGACAGCGGGATCATCGATGTCGAATGTGACGACGAGAGGGCCGAGGCGACCCTGGTGGAATTGTTCGACGGGGATGTCCCTGTGACGCCGATGTTTGAGTCTCACCGGGGACGCCACAGGATCTTCCAGTTCCGAGAGGGACTCCCGGACAAGGCGGTCGTCTTCATCGACAAGCTCGAGGTCAGGATCGGAGGAGGCGGACAGGGGGCGCAGAGCATCATCCCGCCGAGCGTCCACCAGACGGGGGCGGTCTATCACTGGCTCCCTGGTCTCTCTCCCGAGGATGTGAACCCCGCCCCCCTGCCCTTCGAGGTCTTTGACCTGATCCGCCAGGAGCGGCCCAGAGGGGACAGCGGAGCGAGCTGGAAGGACGGAGTCGCCGGAGTCTCCCAGGGAGGGAGGAACATGACAGCGACCAGTGTGATCGGGAAGCTCCTCTCGTCGCTGAGGGATCCCTTCAACAATGAGGAGGTAAACCTCCAGTTCGATCTGGTGATGGCCTGGAACCTCCAGAACGAGCCGCCGCTGGATCTGGACGAGATCCGCCTGGTCTTCGACTCCATCCTGACCAGGGAGAGACAGCGAAGGAACGACTCGGACTTCCATGAACACTTCGCGCACAAGCAACAACTCAAGACGAAGGAGGAGCCGGAAGGGGTCGACGGCTGGAGGCTGAAGATCGTCAACGGACGCCCGAGGATCTTCAAGCTCTACGCTCCCCTCTGGGAAGGGTCGATCTCGCTGACGTCGGCGATGATGATGACGCCCAGGTCGATCATGATCCAGGCTCTCGAACAGAAGAACGTCGTCCTCGACAAGAGCTTCTCGAGGATCTGGACGGGGAAGGACGACGAGGGGGTCTGTTCCAGGCTCGTCGATACAGCCGAGGAGATCGAGCCACAGATCGAGGAACACCGAGACCTGGTCGTCGCCTCGATGCTCAGGGAACAGATCGCCAGGGCCGTCGAGGTCAGGGAAGGGAAGAAGCCGGACGGGAGCGTCCAGAGGATGGAGGGGGGGGATGTCGTCTTCAAATTTTCCGTCGTCCTGGAGCGGCTCGCCTATTCCGTCGAGCGGGTGACCAGGCCCGAGCTGTCCGGGATCCTCCACCAGATCGGAGCGAAGGATTACCAGCAGAGGAGACTGAAAAGACTCGACCGGGACAGCGTCCAGAGGCTCGACGAGATGCTGGGGAGAGAGTGATGAACGGTTCCCCTATAAGACTATTTTTTACCCTCTTTTATACGTTTCCCCGTTCACCGTTCACTTCTTGTCTCAACTTCAACAACAGAAACAGTTTACAGGGTGAAGGAGTGAGTGAAGGAGTGAGTTTAGTTTATTCACCTCTCAACTTATGGCCCTCCCTGGTGAAGCAAAACAGATAATTCCCTTATAGGGGGAGGAGATTTTTATGAAAGCGGCGAGACTGATCGGCGGGGCTGGAACTGGGAAGACCACGGAGCTGATGGAGATTATGGACAAGCTCCTGGCGAGGGAGATCGGCCCGCTCGAGGTCGGATTCTGCTCGTTTACCAGGGCGGCGAGGAGAGAGGCCGCGACCAGGGCCGGGGATCGCTTCGGTGTCCCTGTTCCTGTCCTGGAGAGGGAGGGATGGTTTAGGACGATCCACTCGGTCGCCTATAACGTCCTCGGGATCGGGGCGGAGCTGCTGGCCGGGGATTCAGCGAAGACCCGAGAATGGTTCCGGGAGACGTTCGACGAGGATGTGATCATGGAGGACTCGGACGGCTTCGCGGAGCCTTCCAGGGGGAGCGAGATCGAGACGATCCTATCCATCTGGGGAGCTGCCAGGAGCCGATTGGTCTCGCTCGCTGACCAGTGGGAGATGGTCAACGCGGTCGACAGCTCGATCCCTGACCTCGACGATTGTCGCTCTGTCGTCGATCACTATGAGCTGGCGAAGCAGGTGGACGGGCGGGTGGACTTCGCGGACATCCTGGCGAAGTTCGCCGGGAGGGAGTTCCGTCTCGATGGCCCGCTGGAGACATCACCGGACGGGGAAGTCCCCGACGTCCCGGTCTGGATCTTCGACGAGCAGCAGGATGTGACGCCCCTGCTCGACCTGGTCGCCAGGAGGCTCGCCTCTGGCCCCTCGACGAGATACGTCTACCTGGCCGGGGATCCCTTCCAATCGATCTACGGCTTCGCTGGGGCTGATGGCTCCCTGTTCATGGACTGGGATGTCCATCAGGAGCGGACGATGGACAGGAGCTTCCGCTGTCCTGCTGACATCCTGGAGATGGGGGAGGCCGTCCTGAGCGGTTGCTCGAATTACTTCGACAGGGGGATCCTCCCGGCAGACCATCAGGGGGAGGTCTGTGAGAGCTGGCTCCCTGACCTGGGCGATCTGGATCCGTCCGTCGAGACGCTGGTGATCGCCCGGACGAACTACATCGCCAGGACGGTCGCGTCCCAGCTCACCGCCAGGGGGATCCCCTGGTCATCGACGCGGGGATCCGGCGGCTGGCTGTCAGCGAAGAAGCGGGAGGCGATGGTGTCGCTGGGGAAGCTCTCGGACGGCGAGGCGATTAAGCTGGACGGCTGGAAGCGGATCCTGGAGATGATCCCGGCGAGGGATTACCTCAAGCGGGGAGTCAAGAAGCGGTTCCTGTTGGACAAGGAGGAGCCAGAGGGGGACGCTGTGAGTCTCTGGAACCTGGGAACCTGGGGAGCAACCCCGGAGCTGGTGGACAGGATCGCCAGGGATGGCTGGGTCAGCCTGGTCGAAGGTGGTGACCTGTTCGTCAGAGCCGTCTCGCGGTACGGATACAAGGACGCTCTCGGGACTCAGATCCGCGTCGGTACGATCCACAGCGTCAAGGGACTCGAGGCTGACAATGTGACCCTGATCAGCGAGTCCAGCCGGAGGTGTAGCGAGTCGGAGCGGACTCCCTGGGGAGCTGACGAGGAGCGGCGGGTCGCCTATGTCGGGATCACCAGGGCGAGGAAGAAGCTGACGATCACCAGGCCAACAGGCTCGCTCGATTACGAGATCCCGATCCCAGGAACGCGAAGACATGCAGATACCATATCATGACGAGCTGGAGAGGGACATCCAGCGGAAGGTGATCGCGATGCTCAGGGGCCGGGGCTTCTGGACGCTGAACATCCACGGTGGCCCCTGGCAGACTCCAGGGATCCCGGACGTCCTGGCGGTCAAGGACGGGAGAGCGTACTGGTTCGAGGTCAAGCGGCCAGGCCAGCCGGTGACGAAGCTCCAGGCGAAGACGCTCGAGGATCTTCGGCTCTATGGTTGCGTGGCCGAGGTCGTCCACAGTGTGGCGGAGGTGGTCGCGTGTTTAGGATGAGAGTAAAGGAAGGTGATCGGATCAGGCTCGACCAGTTTGAGGTCTTCATCGAGCGGGTCGGTCACCGGAACGTCCACATCGGGATCGAAGCCCCGAAGGAGCTGACGATCGTCAGACAGAAGAAACCCCGCTTGATAAAATCCGAGGCGGTCGATAGGATTCAAGAGTCTCCTCCTTAACGGGAGGTGTGTGTGTGATGAGACGCGAGTCTCCTGGGGAATGGCTGAGCCTTCCAGGGCTGAGTTATTCCCCTTTTTTACATGGAGACCACGATGGCAAACGGTTGGACAAATCGCGGAAAATACAACGCCCTGGACGCGCTATTTCGGGCGACAGCTCTCCCGACTAATTACTACATCGCCCTGACAACGGACGCGCCGACAGCAGACACGAATGTAATGAGTGACCTCACTCAGATCGCGACGGGGAATGGTTACGTTGACGGGGGGTTTACTCTGACGAAAGGAGATACCGACTTTGACGTCTTGACCGAGACGGATGGATCGGATCTCGCTCTGATCGAGGTGAAAGATGTCGCCTGGACAGCTTCCGGGGGTACGATTCCGGCATCTGGTGACGGTGCGCGGTATGCTGTCTTGACTGGACATCATGCAACGGTCGCGAACCGGGAGGTCTGGGCGTACTGGGATCTTAGCTCGAACCGGACGGTCTCGGACACTCAAGTCCTGACTCTCGAGGATTGCCAGCTCAAGCTGACGGAGCCTAGTTAATGACAGGATTCCGACTAGCTGACAGGGTGAAGGAGACCAGCACGACGACCGGGACAGGTACGCTGACCCTGGCCGGGGCTGTGACTGGCTTTCAGAGCTTCAATTCTGGGATCGGGGACGGAGCCTCGACGACGTTCGTGATAGAGGACTCGACGAACTGGGAGGTCACTGTGGGGAAGTACACTCACAGCGGGACGACGCTCTCCAGGGATACCCTGATCGCCTCGAGTACGGGGAGCGCTATAAGCTGGGGAGCTGGGACGAGGAACGTCTTCATCTCGGAGCCTTCGACCGCAGTCCTCCAGGGGACAGTCGTGAAGACGGCGAGCTATACCGCTCTCGCCTCCGACAGCGTGATCCTCTGCAATCCAGGTGCCGCCATGACGGTCACTCTCCCCTCGGCGGCTTCGGCGACCCTGGGGATCCGCTTCCTGGTCAAGAAGATCGACAGCTCGGCCTATGTCGTGACGATCTCAGACGGAGCCTCGGCGGATGTGGATCACGCCTCCAGCTCGAAGCTCTACCTGGAGGGGGACTCGATCGAGTTGGTCTGTGCTTACAACGGGAGCGGATACGAGTGGCTGGCCCTGTCCCGGCGTCTCGCCCCTCACAGCGCGAAGATGGAGAACTCCGCCGCGCAAAGCGTCGGAGATTCAGCGTGGAGGATCCTCGCCTTCAATACGGTTGTGTATGAACACGGGGCAGACGCGGATGCTGGGAATGAGCGGATACAAGTAAAGCGGGCCGGAAGATATAACATTTTCGGCAGCCTGACGTTGGATCTCTCGATGGACGCCAATGTCTGGCTCGCGATTGCTGTCATTAGTGATACTTCAACGCCCGACGGGGATGATGTCCTCGCCTACAATCTCCAGCATATAGGAACCGGTGCCTACGGTGATTATCTTGGTACAGTTTCCACCTCCGTCGATCTAGCTGCCGACGATTATGTCTATCTGCTTTGTTACCACGACGAGGGCGGGATGATGTCTCCGAGTACGCTCAATACGTACACCCGCCAATATACGCGGTTCTCCATTGCCGAGGTGATATAGATGGCAAGTATTGAATTTTCCGAATCTGGTAATCTGTCCGCCTTGATAAGAATACTGGCCTGCGACCCGCTCGCGGCTTCGTACCACAACGGACTCCTCGAGATTTCGGGGGTCGATCAGGAGGACTTGGAGGCGGCTGCGGCGACTTATGCGGCGGATCCGGAGGCCCATCTTTTCAAGCCAGCAAGAGAGGCCAGGGGGCGGGTCTTCGGCGAGCAGGTGATCAGGGAGATCGAGGGGAGGTACTCGTCCTTCAGGCGGGAGCTGTTCTTGGCTCTTTATGTCGAGGCTGTCTCTCTCGGCCTGGTCAACAGGGCCGCTTATGTCACCCAGCTCCTGAGTTGGGTTAAAGAGGCCGTCTCGGTCTGTATTCAATACGAAGCCGACTTGGCAAGCGCCGAGTCAATTGCATCGATTGGATCTGTGAGTGATGGCTCCGAGGCGATCATAGCCATTCTCGAGGACGACCCAGAGGTCACAATAAAGGCGGCCCTGGAGATCCTCGACTGATATGTTTGGCCTCTCATCATTCTCTGAGGTTCCCTTCTCGACGCTCGTCTCAGTCGGGGAAGATGTGACGGTCTCCCCAGGGTCGAGCGAGGCGATCGCCCAGGCGACGGCCCCGTCCGCTCTCCAGGGATCCCTGACTCTCTCGCCAGGGGCGTCGATCTCGATCGCGGCGGCTGTGGATCCCTCGCTGGTGATGTCCTCCCTGACTCTCTCCCCTGGCTCCTCCGAGGCGATCGCGGCGTCTGTGGATCCGACGCTGGTGATGTCCTCCCTGACTCTCTCCCCTGGCTCCTCCGAGGCGATCGCGGCGTCTGTGGATCCGACGACAGTGATGTCCTCCCTGACTCTCTCACCTGGATCCTCTGAGGCGATCCCTGTGGCTGTGGATCCGACGCTCGTGATGTCTTCTCTGACGGCCTCACCTGGATCCTCTGAGGCGATCGCGGCGTCTCTGGATCCGTCGCTGGTGACGGACTCTCTGACGGTCTCAGCCGGGACATCTGAGTCCCTCGCTGGTGGTGTGGATCCGTCTGTCCTGCTGGGATCCATCTCCCTCGTCCCTGGGTCGTCCTCTGTGGTCGTCCAGGGCGTTCTGGGTGGTCTCATCATGTCCTCGATCAGCGTCGATCCTGGGGCGTCTGAGAGCGTCTCAGAGGGTACGGATCCGGGGGTCATTCTAGGCTCCCTGACGGCCTCTCCAGGCTCTTCGATTATATTGGCCTCAGTAGTCGATCCCACCGTGACGGCTGTCCTGGTGGTGTCTCCAGGGTCGTCTGAGGCTATACCGGGATCTGTCGACCCTGCTCTTGTGATGACATCGATCACAGCCTCACCAGGTACGAGCGAGGCGATCGCGGGCGCTGTGGATCCAGATGTCGGTCTTCTGGGGATCGTCTATGTCGACGCTCCCAGGATCCAGAGGGCGAGCTTCTCGGCCTCCCTTGTACAGTTCGCAGACATCAACAGCCCGAGGATCGAGACGACTGAGGGGACGGACGGCCTGGTCGCTGTCGCCACAGTGGACGGGGAACGGGCTGACCAATCAACGATAACCGCAACAATTGACGCGAGGTAATACTCATGGCGACACGACTGAAGGACTCCAGCGGCGACTTTGTGACGATCCAGGAAGGCGAGAGCTGCAACATCACCGGGACGCTCAAGGACACCGCTGGCTCGACTGTGACCAGTCCGATCACGTTTACGATCAGCCTCCTCGATCAGTCGACCGGGGCGATCGTCAATAGTCGGAAGGATCAGGACGTCCTGAGCAGCGTCTCCGCTGGTGTGTACAGTGTGGAGCTGGACAGCTCGGACACCGCTATCGTCGGCGACCTGGATGAGCAGACGACACAGGACAGGATCGTCCGCCTCAAGTTCACCTGGAACGATGGGGACTCCACCAGGACGGGCCTCGAGGAGTTCTTCTTCCC